CGAAAGCAAGGGCAAGCGGCCAAAAGGCAGTCAGATATTGCTGCTCAGTTGAAAGATAGCGAATACGGAATCGCCTACATAGACGGCACCGAGAAAATCGTTCAGCTAAATCGGCCATTGGAAAACAATCTCCTTGCTCAAGTGGAATCTTTAACAAAGCGGTTATTTAGCCAATTAGGGCTGACAGAAGAAATCCTAAACGGAACCGCCTCGGAAGATGCGATGAACAATTACTATTCGCGCATCGTAGACCCTATCGTATCTGCGACAGTTGCAGAGATGCATAGAAAGTTTATTTCTAGAGAGGATAGAGATAACGGCGAAGCTATCAAGAGTTTCAGAGATCCGCTGAAGCTTGTGAGTCCTACAAAGCTTGCAGATATTGCGGATAAGTATACGAGAAATGAGATAGCGACGTCTAACGAAATCCGTTCTGCGATGGGCTGGAAACCTTCTGCGGATCCAAGGGCGGATGAACTTAGGAATTCCAACCTAAATCACCCCGATGAACAGCAATATGCGCCTACGCCCGAAGGGGACGGCTATGACGCTGAGCCATATAACTTTTGACGAAAGGAGTTAAATCAAAATGGCAGAGTTTCAGTATGATTTCTGCGGATGGGCCACGAAGAACGACTTCAAGTGCTCAGACGGAGTAACCATCAAGAGAGATGCATTTGCTGGAAACGATGGACAGATTGTTCCGCTCGTTTGGCAGCACAACCATGATGACATCGAAGATTATCTCGGTCATGCCCTTCTGCAGAATAGGAAGGAAGGCGTATATTTCTATGCCTCCCTGAATAATACAGAAAGAGCTGACGTTGCGAGAGAACTTCTTCGTCATGGCGACATTACGTCAGTTTCGATTTTTGCTAAGAAGCTGAAGGAAGTCAATAAAAATATTCTGCACGGCGATATTAAAGAGCTTAGTCTTGTTATGGCCGGTGCAAACCCCGGTGCAAAAATTGAGCATGTCATGATTCATGGAGAAGAGGAAGAAGGCATGTTCGCAGCTGAGATTGAGTTCAATCTTGATGAACCGACTATCGAGCATTCCGAAGGTTCTGTTGAGCTTGGCTTTAAGTCTACTCAGGAAGAGCCTGAAGACGACACAATCGAGCATGCCGAAGGAGAGTCTGACAGTGGCGACATTTCGGTTCAGGATGTGCTCAATTCGCTGAATGACGATCAGAAAGATGCTGTAGAGTTTTTGGTGAACAGCGTAGCCGCTGCCGCCGTAGAAGCAGCTCTGCAGAATGAAAACAACAATAAGGAGGATACCGACATGAGACATTCTATTTTCGAGAATGCTAATGAGACCCAGAAGTTCGCCCTTACTGCTGACGACCAGGCGGCAATTATCGCCCATGCTGCAGAGAGAGGCGGAGTAGGTTCTATGAAGGCTGCTGTAGAGGACTTCATTGATCTTACAAATGAAACATACGCAGACACCATTTCCCACGCCGATGGCGATGACGATGATCCCCAGGACTACGGTATTGTCGATATTGACATGCTGTTCCCGGATTCTAAGGCCATCTATGACACTCCTCAGTTCATCAAGAGAAGAACTGAATGGGTTAACGATGTTATGACCGGTGTTAAGAAGCTGCCCTTTAGCAGAATCAAGTCCCTGTTCGCTGATATTACAGAGGACGATGCCAGGGCCAGGGGTTACATCAAGGGTGACCAGAAGGTAACTGAGGTATTCGGTCTGCTCAAGAGAGAGACCACACCCACAACCATCTATAAGCTTCAGAAGCTTGATAGAGACGATGTAATTGATATTACATCGTTCGACGTTGTTATATGGCTGAAGGGCGAGATGAGACTGATGTGGGAGGAGGAAGTAGCACGCGCGATTCTTATCGGTGATGGCAGACTTACCACTTCGCGTCAGAAGATCCCCGAGGATAAGATCCGTCCTATCTATACTGATATCGAGGACGAACTGTTCGCAGTTCCTATTCGTTACACTGTAGCAGCAAATGCTACCGAGGATGCTATCGTTAAGCAGCAGATTAGGGCCATCAAGAAGGGCAAGAAGAATTACAGAGGTACTGGCAACCCCACATTCTTCACAACCGAGGATAACCTGGCAGATATGCTTCTGCTCGAAGACGGCATGGGTCGTCCTATGTATGATACCGTTGAGAAGCTTGCTACTGCTCTTGGCGTAAGAAAGATCGTTACCGTTCCGGTAATGGACAACATCGCCAGAACTGTTTCCAACGTTTCTTATAAGCTTGATGGTATCATCGTTAACCTGGCAGACTATGCCGTTGGTGCCGACAAGGGCGGCGCAGCAACCATGTTCGAGGACTTCGACCTGAACTTTAACCAGATGGAGTATCTGTATGAGGGTCGTTGCTCCGGCGCACTTATCAATCCTAAGTCCGCTCTGGTTATCGAGCATGCAACTGCCGCTGCAGCCCAGGGCTAAACACTAATATTTAAGGAGGTATCGGCATGAAATACTACGGCCGAATAGCTTATAGTTATCATGAAGAGACTGAACCTGGCATCTACGAGGAAGGATACCATGAGCAGTATTATTACGGCGACGTGGAACAAATCGGCAGAAGACTAGAAAACCAGTCTCAGATCAACGATGACGTAAAGGCTAATGTAACTATTAGTGTTCTTGCCGATGCCGATTTAAATAATCACTTTGGATCTATACGATGGGTAGATTTCATGGGCCAGAAATGGAAAGCCGAAACGGTCAATGTTAAACCGCCAAGACTGAACATAACACTTGGGGCTTTGTATCATGAAGGAGGCGCAAGCAATGGCTAGCCGGATGAAAATACAGGATAGGCTGGAAGAACTATTCAAAATGAAAGTATATTTTCAGCCACCGCCAAATCTTAGCCTGGAATTTCCATGTATCGTGTATTCCAAAGTTCGTACTGATGTAAGACGTGGCGACAATAAGACCTATAACTTCTATGACCAATACTCCGTCACACACATCAGTAAATCATACGACGAATCTGTTCCTGTTACGCTGCTCACGGGGTTTACCTATGCACGGCAGGACAGAGATTTTAAGACAGACGGACTGTATCACCAAGTGTTTACGGTTTACGTCTACCATAATTAAAGGAGTGAAACAACATGCGAATTATTCACGACGACGCTGGCAAGAAGAAATTCGAAACCGGCGATGACCATGGTATACTTTTTGTAATGGGCGATGGCACGAACGACGCTAAGATCCCGGATGTGCCAGATTCCACCGGACTTCCCACAGGCGTTACAGTATCTAAGTCCATTTATAGGGAAGGTGTTTCTTGGGAAGGTCTTACCGCGGTGACCATTTCTCCCTCTGGTGCAGATGAGACCGAGCTTTGGGCAGACAATATCAAGTACGGCTCTTTCCGTGCTGCTGAGAAGTTTGGTGCGACAATCGAGTCTTATACCTATCCCGAAGAGTTTGAGGAGTGCGACGGCGCTGCGATCCTGGCGGGTGTTAGACTTGGTCAGCAGGCTAGAAAGAAGTTTGGCTTCTTCTTCCGTTCGATCGTGGGTACAGACCTTAACCCCGAGGCAGGCTATAAGTACCATTTCATCTACAATTCCACTGCTTCTCCTTCTGAGAAGTCCTATGCGACAGTAAATGACAGCCCGGATGCTATTACATTCTCGCATGAGATTTCCGCAGATGCAGTATCGTTTACTAAATCGGCGTTCAAGGACTTCAAGCCTGTTTGCGAGCTGTCCATCGACTCTACAACACTTACCGAGACCCAGAAGGCAAATCTCGATAAGCTGCTGGATATTGTTTATGGAAGAGACTCTTCGGTCGATCCGTCGGTAACTGAGATAAAGCCTCAGCTTCTTAGCCCTGACGATATCCTGGCTATCATGAATGCCGGCACAAACGGCTAATTTTCATACGTAATCAACAACTTCCCACATGTAATTAAACCTTAACTTTTAGGCAGGGGCATGGCGTTTGTCTGTGCCCCAACGCCTTCTTTTTATTTTTGAAAGGAGCTAGAATACTATGTTAGTAAAGACAATTACTTATACCGATTATTACGGTCAGAAGCAGACCAGGGATTTCCGTTTCCATCTTACCGATTCCGAGCTGTTTGAGCTTCAGTATGGTACACGTGGAGGCTTTATAGCAGCCTCGCAGGCAATGATGGATAATCACGATGAGCCCAGCATCTTCCGCACCTTCAAGGACCTCATTCTTAAATCTTATGGCGAAATTTCGGAGGACGGCCAGAGGTTTGTGAAGTCTCCTGAGATCTCCCTGGCTTTTTCTCAGACACCGGCATACGACATCATCTTCCAGGAGATTGTGTCTAGCAAGGAAAAGCAGGACGAGTTCATCATGAACGTCCTTCCTGGTGACAAGGAGAAGCTCCAGCAGGCAATCGCCCAGGCTGCTGACGAAATTGATGTGCTGATCGCCGGTGAGGAACACGGCGTCCTCGGGCAGTTCCGCGCGGACAAAATCGGCGGCGCGGACCTCCTGGGGACTGAAAAGCTCGTAGGCCGAGACGACCTC